CACTCAAGATAGGTTGGCAAATCCAAGTTTTGACACTTGATCTTACGTCCATCTTCAAGTTCCACAGTCATAATTTTGTTTTCCCAATTCTCTTTACCCTTCTTATCGCCTGGGGTAATGTGAGTCTCGAGCAAATCAAGTTCCCATACATCTTGGGTTAGGTCAGACTTCTCCAAATCAGGATGATAAGGATCTAGAGACACTCCACCTTCCTTACGGTACTTGGGCTTAATAGCGACGTGTGTATGTACAAAACGACGCAAGACAGCCTCAGGTTTGTTCGTATAACTACGAACTCCGTAATCATAGAAGTTGGAAGTGATGACACCAACCTTGAATGCAATGAAAACCACACCTTTAGCATTTAGTTCTGCTTTGACTGCTTGCGCAGCCATATTATTGAAGAACTTAATGATAATGTCTGTTGGTGATACTTTGGCATGCTCTGCTTTGCCATTTCCCACATCATCCATGAACATACCTAGAATATCAGAAGTATAGATAGAATCATAGGCATCGAACATGTCCTTTGTAATGATGCGTCTTGGGTCTGTATCAAAACCCATTGCATGAAGAGCTACTTTCATGACTAGTTTACTGAGAGTAGATTTACCTACACCAGAAGGACCAGCAATTCCTACACCAAAGGGGGCAAAACGGATAGCTGTGTTCCTGTGTTTCGCTATAATGCGATGTTTGATCGCAACAAGCTCAGAATAACGTTTCTGTAACCACAATGAAGTGGGTCCATCACATTTCACTTGTTTGCGTTCGCATGTAGCGCGAAGAACGTCATCAACTCGCTTGTCAAAGTCGTTAATCTCTTCAACATTACCAGCAATAATAGCATCAGCATTTGCTAGAATGAAATCACACTCATCATTATAATCACGCATCGCTTGATCAGCGTAAAGAATGGGTGCAAGAGATTTCTGTTCAATAACTTTATAACCGGTTTCGGCAAACCAGCAGAAAGTTTCAAGAACAGCGTCAACAACATCAACAGCATTAAGTTGTTTCTCCGCTGCTTGTATCGCTACAAGCTGAAGTCCAAAAGGACTCCACTCAATCTCTTTGATGGCACAAACAGATAAAGACATAGCTGCAGATAGCAAATATGAGATTTTAGTAAAGACAGTGTTGGTCTTAAACAAATCCCAATTTTGCAGCAGTGTACGTCCTTCCCATGCTTGAGTTTCAACCTTTGCCCTAGGGCATTGTGCTGTAACTTCATCAATGAGCTCAAGAATTTGCTTGAGAACAGAACCTTTCGAATTCATTTTGATGTAAGCAATAACCGCTACAAAAACATCAGCAAATGACTTCGCTTGGTTGATTTGATAC